CCAAATGGAAAGGACACTTTAATCTGTCACGCGACAAAGGCGTATCACGCAGCGTGGCAATACAGAGGTTTCCAAAGAACGCTGCCGACTTCAGCCGCGTCAGAGATGACGGCAGAGCAGAGGCAGCACTAATCGCGCTGTATGGCGCAGAAACAAAAAGGTGAAAATATGACAAGGCCAACAATTACAAATGAGCAGAGATTTGCTAGAAGCAAACACGATAGATGGAATGAATGTGGACGTTGCAGATGGTGGAAATATACTGACGAAGAAGAAAGCGATTTCCCCATTGGAGAATGCCGCCGATACCCGCCGACTGCAAAGATTGATGCAGACGACACTGACAAAGTGAGCTTCGTTGAAATAAAAACTTTTGATGACCACTGGTGCGGCGAGTTTTCAGAAAGATGAACGGTTTCCAAAAGCACGGCATCAAGCACCTGTCACCGTCATCCATAAACCTGTGGACAAACGCGCCAGATGTTTGGGTTGCGCAATACCTGTTTGGCAAGCGTGGCCCCATGTCATCCGCTGCAATGCGTGGCATCTGCACAGAGGATGCAGTTGTGGCAGTGCTGCAAGGCAAGAACGCAGACGGTGCGCTAGACGCAGCGTTAGAAAAGTTTGACCAGACGTTTCCTATCGGCGACGAGAAGACAACAAAAGAACGCGCGATGATACAGCCATGCATGGAGCTGGCGATACAAGAGCTTGAGCAATACGGTGAGCCTGAGTTTCCAGAAGACGGGCAGGAAAAGATCAGCATAACAGCTAAGACAGGCGACTACGAAATACCTGTCATCGGCTACCTTGACCTGGTGTTTCCAAAGCACGGCGTGGTGATTGATCTGAAGACGACAGGCAGATGTCCGAGCGTCATGTCATCGGAGCATCAGCTACAACGCGCGATCTACCAAAAAGCCAAGGGCAACCAGGTCGTAAAGTTTCTGTACGTCACGCCAAAGAAAACAAACTTGTTAGAGGACGGTGATCCCAGTGAGATATTACGCAAAACTAAAATCCAGATTACGCGCATGGAGCGTTTCCTTAGATCAGGAAATGCAAGAGATGTTGCAAGCGTTATCCCAGTTAATCCAAACACGTTCTACTGGAACGGAGCGGAAGACATTAGAGAAGAGCTGTACGGCTTCTAATCCCAGCGCAGGGTCACGCGCACAACAACGTCAACAATCAAACAACGTGAAAGGACACAAAAATGTTTGAAATCGATTTAGGAAACACAGGCTCGGACATCAACGAGTTTCTGCAATGGTCAGCACGCGGCACGCAATGCGGCGCAGTACGCGCACGCTCATTCTATTTGCGTGAAGGCACAGAAAAGACTGAGCTGCCAGAGGCACAAACAAAAGGCTTTGTGCTAGACCTCGACAGCCTCAAAACTGGCTGGCAGAAATCAGAAGGCATCCAAGGTGTAGCGCCCGAATGGAAATGGAACCCATCGGTCAGCCAGATGATGCAGAAACCTGGCGATGACTACAAGAAAGGCATGTCAGTCAAGGTTGCGCTTGGCAAAGACAAGGCAGTCATCTGGGAGCAGGCAGGCGCTGCCGTGTGGCAAGTGCTAACCAACCTGTCGGGCCAGCTCAAGGACGCGCCAGCGGGCAAGCTGCCGCACGTCAAGATGACAGGCAGCAAGGACATCAAGTTCCAGAAAGGCTCAACAGCCTATCCAGAGTTTGAGATCGTCAAGTGGGTAGACCGCCCTGACTGCCTCAAAGAAGGCGTGGCAGCAGGCATTGCGCTAGACGAAACACCGCCAGCCGCAAAGGAGCCAGCACCCGCGCCAGCAATGGATGACGACGACGACTTTGCATAAGAAAAATCCCCAGCGGTTCGCGCCGCTGGGGAAGTTTGTAGGGAGAAATAAAAATGAACATGGAAATGGAAAACAAAATGCAAATGGCTCCCAAGTCCGCAATCATTAAGAACTTCATATCACAGATCACAGCAAATTGGAATGAAATTGGTGATCCTTTGATAGAGATACGATCCATCTCGCAAGGTGGATCAACGCAGGCAGCCAGGTTTAACTACAAAAACATCGACGAAGCAGTGCAGCACGCCGAGGCAATGAACAACGCCAAGGCTAACATCTACATGTGCATCAACCCTGTCGATCCCATCACGCCCATCCCAGCAGGCAAGGCAGCCAAGGACACAGACATCCTAGCTGCCTTCTACTGCTTTGCTGATGCAGACACAGAAGGCGCGATGGAAAACATCAAGCAATTTGCAGGGCCAAAGCTCACAATGTCAGTCAAGACAGGCAGCACGCCATTCAACAGAGGCCACGCATATTGGCAGCTAGAAGAGCCATGCCAAAACCTAGACGCATGGCGCGAAGTGCAGAAATCAATCGCCGCCAGCCTGCAAACAGACCCTGCTGTCATCAACCCCAGCCGCATCATGCGCGTGGCAGGCACAGTCTCATGGCCCAATCAAAAGAAGCAGGACAAAGGCTACGTCCCCGAAATGGTGACAATGCGCACAGACTTCAAAGACGAAAGAGAAGCGCAGCCAATTGAGCGCCTTGCACGCGCATTTCCAAAGACAGAAACAAAGCCCACTAGCAGCCTGGACATAGACTTAGGCCAGCAAGCAATGGACAGGCAGATGGCAGTCCAGAACGTGCTAGCGGGTGACGATTGGCACTTAAACATGGTGCGCCTTGTCGGATCATACGTCAACAAGGGGCTGTCGGACGAAGAGATACACACCATCACTGATAGCTTTACCTTGGCAGGCTACACAGTAGACGACACACGAAACGAAGTGCAGAAAGCCATAGACGGTGCCAGAAACAAAGGCTGGACACCGCCGCCAGACCCCGTGCAGCAGCGCATAGAGCAGCAGAACGAGGCACTGAGTGAGGAAACGGAGCAATCGTGGCCTACCCCCTACGACACATTCAACGCCCTCACGCTGCCGCGCAGGGAGTGGGTGTATGGCTACGACTACATCAGGAAGTACATCAGCGTCACTGCATCAGCAGGCGGGATCGGCAAAACATCCCTCATCAATGTAGAAGCGCTGGCAATCGCAACAGGCAGGCCGCTGCTCGGCGTGGCAGTCAAGCAGCAGACAAATGTCTGGGTCATCAACCTGGAAGACCCGATCAGTGAAATGCAGATGCGCACCATAGCAGCCATGCAGCACTACGGCATTACGCCAGAAGAGATCAAAGGCCGACTGTTTATGGACGGCGAGGACACCATGCAGATCACGCTGGCGGCAGAAAGTAGGGAAGGCCTCATCACAAACGACGATCTGCTGGCGCACATCACACGCAAGGTAAAGCAAAACAACATCGGCGCAATCATTCTTGATCCGTTTGTATCAGCTCACCTCGTCAACGAAAACAACAACGGCAGCATTCAAGCTGTGGTTGCCATGCTGCGCAAACTGGCACGCGACACAAACAGCTCTGTCCAGCTCGTACACCACATCAGAAAAGGCAACGGTGATGACGCAACGATTGACAGTGTCAGAGGTGCAGGCAGCCTCATCGGTGCAGCCCGAGCAGCACGCGTCATCAATAGAATAACGCCAGACGATGCAATCGCGCTGGGCGTAGACGAACACGAAGCCCTCGGCATATTCAGAGTTGATGACGGCAAGGCAAACCTGGCACCGCCATCAGACAAGGCAATCTATCGCAGAATGCAGTCAGTGGAGATCGCAAACGGTGAACACATCGGGGTTGCCACAGAGTTTAAGCTGCCAGACATGTTTGATGATGTCACAACCAAAAACCTATACAACGTACAACGCGCTGTCGGGGAAGCCGAAAAGCAAGGCGAAGCATACAGGGAAAACTCACAGGCAGCCAACTGGATCGGCATTGCAATCGCAGAAGAGCTAGACCTAGACCTAGAGAAGCCAAACCAGCTTGCAAAGGCCAAGGCAATCCTCAAGCAGTGGATCAAGTCAGGCAGCCTGAAAAAGGTGAAGATGCCAAACAAAAGAAAAGGCGGCGAAGCACCCTGTGTTGTTGTCGGTGAGTGGGTGAACCATGACGAGATTTAATGCAGTTCCACACTTCCACACCTTATTTTGCCAAGGTGTGGGTAAGGTGTGGAAGGTGGGGGTAAAATACCACAAAAATACCATTCCACCCCACCTGCATAGTATATGCAGGGGGTGGTGTGGGTGTGGATTAGATGAAGGTGTGGTGTGGTTCAAGGTGTGGAGAAATTGGGCATGACAAGGCAACGTGGCAAACGACAAAAGAAATCAGACATCATCCTGCATGGCAACCAAAGCAAAGATGCAATCATGTGCGATTATGCTCTTGGGCCTGTTGATCGCATGGCAAACCAAATGGATCAGAAGTGGGGGATAGATCGACTGCCCGAGCTGGTGTCCGTTGAGCTGGCGCAAAAATATGGCAGGCAAGTAGGACTGATGAACGAGGCAGTCGCAGACAACGATGTCGAGCGGACGCGCAAAAAGGCAGAGCAAGTCATCAAAGGCATGATCGCAATGGATGCCGAGGCAGAACGTGCAGGGGCCGAGAAAGCATCAACAGATGTTTGGGAAGTAGAAGTTGATGGCGAAGTCTTTGGCATCATGAAAGACGGAAGAGCATGGAAGCAGATAAAAGAACAACGGCCCGAGCTGGAGCTGATGACATTGCGCGAGGTTGCGCTGGCTTACAGGTGGTTCAGAGAGAACTGGATGGGCGAGTTAGAGAAGGCAGCCAAGCAATCATTCCCAGGGGCAGAGATGATCGACATAAAAGGGAAAACATTTGATGATCCTATCCCATTTTGATAACGTGACGACACCTGATGGCACAGCGCCTAGTCCATGTTCTGCTGTGCAATCTGTCTCATCAAACTGGCCCAGCATTGCGCTGGGCCTTTTTTCTCAGTACACTTCCAAAAACATTGAGGGCTGACATGGCAAAGAAACCAGTAAAGATTGACGCTGACTTGATGCACAAGATTGCAGACAGGTTAGCTGTGGGCGAAACACTCAAAGACATTCTCAAGTCAGACAACATGCCAACGTATCAAGGTGTGATGCAGGCTGTGCTGCGTGACGATGATCTGTTTGAGATTTACCGCAGAGGGCGCGTGATGCAGAGTGAGTACCACACAGACCAGATCATACGATTAGCGCAAGAGCCGTTGCCAAAGGATGCTGATGTGCGTGAGCTAAACGCAGAGGTCAATCGTCGTAGGCTTGAGATCGACAGCTTGAAGTGGACACTAGCACGCAACATGCCGTGGGGTGTACGCGACAAGAAAGAGGATCAGCCACAGGCTCAGACGTTTACAATCAGTTGGGCTGGTGGTGATGTCGCGGTCAATGCAATGCCTGATGATGAGCAGGATGACAGCGAACAAGCGACAAAGCATTGATGCTAAATCATGTGTATATTACACATCCTGTCGTTGACAGCTACGCGCGTGAGGCAGGCGGTCGGGGTGCCTCGGCATCGGGGCAGATCAGGCAGCCTCGGCGGGGTGGCAACCACTACATCTTGTGGTTTGCATTTGTTGCATGGCTCGGTCTGATATTTTCTGTAGCAATAACAAAGGCTTACAAAAGTTTTAACATAATAGCTGTTATACGACTGCCGATAAGCCATGCATTTTGCGAATACCGCACCCCCACCCCCCCTGAAAATCGCCGCCACTTTCTACCCCGTATATCACCCGACTGGAGTATACGTTTTGTCTGACAGCCTGACATCCGAGCAGCACGCAATGCTTGGACACCTAGAAGCCTTGCGCCACGGCATCCTAGCGTCCCCCTCGGTATCAAAGCAGCTAGAGTGTGCAGTGTTGCTTATTGATGTTTATGAGGCTATCTTGGAGAAGCATGGGATATTGATTTATGAGGGGCAGCAAAAGGTTACAGAGCAATGACGCATATTGAGATACCGTATGAGCCAAGGCCGTTGCAGATGTCTTTGCATAATGAGATGCAGGAGAAGCGGTGGGGGGTTGTTGTTTGTCATCGTCGGTTTGGCAAGACGGTTTGGGCGATCAATCACATTTTGCGGCATGCGTTGCTTTCTGGAAAACCGAACCCCCGCTATGCCTATATGGCACCCACCTATCGCCAGGCGAAGAATGTAGCTTGGGATTATATAAAACATTTTGCGGGCGGCATACCGAATGTGAAGTTTCACGAAACTGAACTGCGGTGCGATCTGCCAACAGGGGCGAGAATATCGCTTCTCGGTGCGGAAAATCCCGATAGTTTAAGAGGCATCTACCTTGACGGCTGCGTGATGGATGAGGTCGCGGACATGCCAGAGAATGTGTTTCCCGAGGTATTGAGGCCAGCGTTATCGGATCGTAAGGGGTTCTGTATCTTTGTTGGCACGCCAAAAGGGCATAATGCGTTTTATGATTATTATGAGCAGGCGGCTGGCAGCGATGAGTGGCTGGCGGCTGTGTACAAGGCGAGTGAAACGGGCTTGCTGGATGAAGAGGAATTGGCTGCTGCGCGTCAGATGATGACGAATGACCAGTACATGCAGGAGTTTGAGTGTTCTTGGAATGCGAATGTTCCTGGTGCGATTTATGGTGCTGACTTGGAAAAGATTGCCGAGGCTGGTCAGATTACGAAGGTGCCGTATGATCCGAGTGCGAAGGTGGACACCTGGTGGGATTTGGGGGTTGGAGATAGCAATAGTATAATCTTCACCCAGACGATTGGTCGGGCTGTGCATGTGATCGATTACTATGAGAATAGAAACCAGGGGTTGCCGCATTATTGTAAGATTTTGAATGAGCGTGGTTATTTGTATGGCACGCACAATGCCCCGCATGACATTGAGGTTCGGGAGCTGGGAACTGGAAAATCTAGGCGGGAGACTGCTTGGGATTTGGGGTTGAATTTTCGTGTTGTTCCTAAGCTGCCATTGGAAGATGGGATACATGCGGCACAGATGTTGATACCGCGTATTTGGTTTGACCGTGAGAAGTGCAAGCAGTTGTTGGAGTGTTTGCGGCAGTATCATCGGGCGTACAATGATAAGAACAGGACATTTCGGGCGAACCCCGTGCATGATTGGAGCAGCCACGCTGCTGACGCGTTTCGGTATTTTGCGGTTGGTTTGCGGGAGAGCGGCCCGAGTTACAAGGCACCACAGGTGCAGGCGGTGATGGATTATGACCCGTTTGCGGCGTGAGTATAGGGTTGCGGAGTTTGCTGATGCGCATGCGTTTACTGAGCTGTGTGAGAAGTTTCAGGCTGAGAGTTACCAGCGTTTTGCGGATTTTGATTTTGTTAAGATGCATCACTGGGTGGTTGCGCGGATTGAGAGCGGCGACAGCGAGGTGTTTTCGTGCTGGCAGGATGGTAAGCTGATTGGCGGCTTGATTGGGATGCTGCATTATTACCCGTATAGCAACACTCTAGTCGCGGGGGATTATATGTGGTACGTTGTGCCTGAGCATCGCGGCGGCATGGTTGGCGTGCGGCTGATGAAGATGTTTGAGGATTGGGCGTTGTCGTGCGGTGCTGTTCATATATCGACAGGAGCAACGTCAGGAATACATAACGAGCGCGGGATGCGTTTGTTGGAGCGTTTAGGCTATCGTGCAGTTGGTACGATTATGCAGAAAGGTGGATTGTAATGGGTGGTTTTTGTGGCGGTGGCAGCTCAAGTAGTAGCAGGCAAAGCGATACGGATCGGGCTGTTAGCCAGGCCGTAAATGACGGTGGGACGAGAACTTACACTGCGGGCCTTAGAGATGACTTGACGATGGGCCTGTCCACGATTGGTTTAAATAAAAGAGATCAGGTCGCCAAGCTTTCAAGTATGGGTTACAGCGACAGTGCGATTGAAGATTACCAGTATCGCACGGCTCAGACGCAAGAAAGAAATAGACCACCACCTCCTAGTGACGATAATGATCGCCCAGCGCGAGAGATACCACCACAGCCCCCTGTTATTGTTGACCCCGAACCCGAGGTAGAGGTAACGCCAGAGCCAGAAATTACACCACCGCCCCCGCCGCCCCCTGTTGGTGATACATCTGTGTCGTATGATCCTGGCCCTGCCGAGACAGCCGTGATCGAGAAAGCGGAAGAGAAGACGGGGCAAGCTGGAACAATTAAGACATCGTCAAAAGGTTTGACGACAACGGCAAAGACCCGCCGCCGTAGATCAATGATTAGCGGTGAGGAGCTTGAAGAGGGATTGCTGAATTGATGTATGGCGCTAAGAATATTGCTGGTGAAATGGGGCGCAAGTCGTCCCAGCCCGCCAAGCGCCGTGCAGATATGACTGTTGATCCTTTGGAGCGTTTGAACCAAAAGATGGCTGGGCGCATGCAGGGCGGTGCTGTTGAGGGCAAGGAGAAGCGCAAGAAGCGTTCGATGTTAAATAGTATTGGAATGATGTAATGGCACAAGTAAATCCGTTGATTGCGCAGCTAGACCGTAGATATAAGACGTTGCAGACGCAGCGGTCTAATTGGGAAAAGCACTGGCAAGAGCTTGCGGATTATATGTTGCCGCGAAAAGCCGACATTACGAAAAAGAGAACCCAAGGCGATAAGCGTACCGAGCTGATCTATGACGGCACTGCCGTCCACGCTGTAGAACTCCTCTCTTCCTCTCTACATGGTATGCTGACCTCCCCTAGTACGCCTTGGTTCTCTATGCGGTATCGTGACCCTGCGTTACAAAACAACGATGCCGCAAATGAGTGGTTGGAGCTGTGCATGGATCAAATGTACAAAGCCTTCAACCGCTCAAACTTTCAGCAGGAAATCCATGAGCTGTATTATGATCTAGTTGTGTTTGGCACGGCTGCTTTGTACCTAGAAGGCGATCAGGACGGCTTGCGGTTTTCTGCGCGTCACATTGCCGAGGTGACTGTTGCTGAAGACGCGAATGGCAAGGTAGACACGGTTTACCGCAAGTTTAAGATGACATCACGGGCTGCGGCACAACGATTTGGCGAAGACAACTTGCCAACGCAGATGACGAAGGACTTGAAGGACGATCCGCACAAAGAGCATGACTTGGTGCATGCTGTGTATCCTCGGACAGAGGCAAAGGGTAAGCTGGCGAAAAACAAGCCAGTTGCGTCTGTGTATTATCATTTGGACAGCAAGCACCTAATATCTGAGAGCGGCTTTGATGATTTCCCATTTATGGTTCCGCGCTTTGTAAAAGACAGCGTCAGCACCTACGGGCGATCCCCAGCGATGAATGCTTTGCCAGATGTTAAAATGCTTAACAAAATGTCGGAAACAACAATTCGGGCTGCGCAGAAGCAGATTGACCCGCCTTTGATGGTTCCTGACGATGGATTTGTTTTGCCAGTTCGAACAACGCCAGGTGCGTTGAATTTTTATCGGACGGGTACGCGGGATCGTTTAGAGCCGTTGCAGATCGGCGCAAACAACCCACTAGGTTTAAACATGGAAGAGCAGCGGCGTAATGCGATCCGTCAGGCATTCTATGTAGATCAGTTGTTGATGTCACAAGGCCCAGCGATGACAGCGACTGAAGTGTTGCAGCGCAATGAAGAGAAAATGCGGCTGCTCGGGCCTGTACTCGGACGATTGCAGTCCGAGTTGTTGCAGCCTCTTATATCCCGCTCCTTTGCGCTGCTGCTCAGGAATGGACTGTTACCAGCCGCTCCTGAGCAACTACAGGGCCAGGACATTGACATTGAGTATGTCAGCCCCTTGGCGAAGGCGCAAAAGCTGACTGACTTGCAGTCTATGCTGCGCGGGTTTGAAGTGATGATGCAAGTTGCTGAGATTGCGCCTGTCATGGATTATTTAGACAGCGACAAGCTTGTGCAGTATTTGGTTGAAGTCACTGGCATCCCAGCGCGTGTGATCCGCAGTGATGAAGAGGTTGCCCGCATCCGTAGGCAGCAGCAGCAGGCACAGGCGCAGCAAGCGCAGATGGAGCAACAGATGATGAACGCCGAGGCGGCAGGACAAGTTGCGCCACTGGTTAAAGCTGTGGGTGGCCTTGAGCAATGAAGAAGGTAGAAGAGTTAAAGCTGGCCTATCGTCGCACGTTTAACAGCGATGATGGGGCAGTTGTGCTAAGTGATCTTAAAACCCGCTTTGGGTTTGAGACAACCACTTATTCGGACAATCCTTACGAAAGTGCATTTAATGAAGGTCAGCGTGCAGCAGTGCTGCTGATTGTCCGTATGCTGACCGAAGGAAAGGAACCTCAATGAGCGAAGAGGTAGCAGACACAGGTGGCGGCGAAGCGGTAGCAGCAGAAGCAGCCCCAGCAAGTTTTTTAGAAAGCCTGCCAGAAGATTTACGCAACGAGCCAAGCTTGCGCACGTTTACAGACCCAGCAACATTGGCGAAAAGTTATGTAAACCAGCAACGGTTTGTTGGCGCGGATAAAATCCCGTTACCAGGGAAAAGCGCGACAGATGACGAATGGCGTGAAGTGTATACGCGATTGGGTGCGCCGACAGATGCAAGTGCTTATGAGTTTGAAGGTGACATCCCTTTAGATGATGGATACCTAGACGCGTTTCGTAATCATGCGTTGAATGCTGGCCTAAACGGGCGGCAGGCAAATCGAATGATGGATTTTGTGCGCGAGACAATATCTGGCATGAATGAAGCGTCAGCGCAGAGCGCAGAACAGGCGTATGAGGCTGGCAGACAAGAATTGCAGCAGGAGTTTGGTCAGGCGTTTGAACAGCGCGTACAGATGGCCCAGATGGCTGCTACGCAGTTATTGGGCGGCACTGAGGTGTTTGACGAAATCACGTTGTCTGATGGGCGCATGTTAGGCGATCATCCCGAGATTATCCGCATGTTTTCCAACATTGCGGGCATGATCGGGGAAGACAATTTGGCTGGTGCGACAACCGAGCTGATTATGACCCCAGAAGAAGCATCACGTCAAATTGCAGAGATGACTAGACGAGATGGCCCATACTTTGATAGAATGCACCCAGAGCATGATACTTACGTTGCAGAAGTATTGCGACTACGGGAGTATGTGTAGTGGATAACCGCAAGGCCCACATGCAAACTTGTAAGGCAAGTGGAGTAGCTGCCCTAAGCAGTAGCACGGCCCCGCAAGGGACAACCAAGCGCAGCAAATCGTAAACTGAAACTGTAAGGGGATGACATAATGTCTACTCAAATCACTACAGCTTTTGTCAATCAGTTTTCCTCAAACGTCCAGATGCTATCACAGCAGATGGGTTCTCTGTTGCGTGCAGCGGTAGATACGGAAAGCGTGAATGGCGAAAAAGCTTTTTTTGATCAAGTGGGTTCAGCGGCTGCTGTCCTACGCACATCACGCCACGCGGATACACCGATTGTGGATACACCACATTCACGCCGCATGGTTACTATGTCTGACTACGAGTACGCAGACTTGATCGACGATCAAGACAAAGTGCGTTTACTTGTTGATCCGACATCAACATACAGCCGTGCTGCTGCCGCCGCTATGGGTCGCGCAATCGATGATGTCATCATTGCCGCTGCTCTAGGTACAGCATACACAGGTAAAGACGGCTCAACATCAACAGCGCTACCATCAGCACAGAAAATTGCGGTTGCATCTTCTGGTCTGACTATCGCTAAGTTGGTGTCAGCGAAGGAAATCTTGGACAGCGGAAATGTTGATCCATCTATTCCTCGTCACATCGTTGTTTCACCTAAACAGGTTTCTGATCTGTTGAACAACACGACTGTAACATCAAGCGACTACAACACTGTCAAGGCATTGGCGATGGGCGAAATCAACACATTCGTCGGCTTCCAATTCCATGTCAGCAACCGTTTGGGTACAGACGGATCGGGTGACCGCCAGGTTATCGCGTTTGCTGGTGACGGCATCAAACTAGCGGTTGGCAAAGAGCCATCAGCCCGCATTGATGAACGTGCTGACAAGTCATACGCAACGCAAGTTTACTACTGTCAATCAGTAGGTGCGACGCGTATGGAAGAAGCCAAAGTCGTTGAAATCGCGTGTAGCGAATAATAAGGAGACTGACAAATGGCTACTGTATATTCAGCACAACGCACAAACACACGCGCTACCCCAGCCGTGATGAACAAAGCAAATGAGCTTGGTGGACGTGTCCGCGTAGCTCATGGCACATACGAGGCATCTGCACTAGCGTCTGGTGACGTTATTGAGATGTTTGTCTTGCCTGATGGCGCACGTTTGTTGACAGGTTCTCTAGCGCATGACGCGCTAGGTGCATCAACAACATTGTCTGTAGGTTATGCAGCACACACAAACGCGGCTGGTACAGCCGTGTCTGCGTCTGCGGCGGCTTACAAGGCAGCGGCTGCGTCAACATCAGCGGCAAAGAACGACATTCTTGCTACTCTTGCTCTAGGCTCAGGCTCAGAGACAGACACAAACGAGGATGGCGTTGCGATCACAGTAACAATGGGCGGTGCTGCTGGCACTGGTACTATTGAACTAACGATCATGTATGTGGTTGACTAATTAGGGCGGGGCGGGAAACCGCCCCCTCTTTTACATGGAGAGTGACTTTGGCTGATTTAACGGCTTCAGAAAAAGGTATACTGAAAAGACTTTCAGGTAATATGCCGTCTTGGTTGCTTAATGCTTTTGACCCCAAAAGCAAATTGCATCCGACTGAAGGCGCTGCCCATACTGAAAGCTATGAGCTTGAAGATGGTCGCCAAATTCTTGTTCCAAGAGTTAGGTTGCGTGATGGTGAGCCTGTTGTTTTGTCTAAAAAGTTTGAAGCTTTTGATGAAGCTATGCGCCGCAATGATTTCATCACTGTTCCAGAAGGCGAAGACCCAACCGATTATTCTAAAAAAATTAGCTCTTTAATCGGCAAAATGCGTGGCATTGACAATTCTTCTCCAAGGACTGAAACGCGATCTAAAAAAAGCCTTATGAATAGGAATTAGGGATGCCAAGTACAGTTGATATTGCAAATTTTGCGCTAAACAATTTGGGCGCGTCTAACATTTCCTCGCTAGATGAAAACAGTAAGGCGGCACGAATTGTTAATCAAAGATACGATGCTGTCCGCGATGCGGTGTTTCGCGCACATCCTTGGAACTGCTTAGTCCACAGAGCAGAGCTGGCGCAGGAAACAGATGCGCCTGCATTTGGTTATGCAAAGCAGTATGCGCTGCCAACCAATCCATTTTGCCTGCGCGTTTTAGAGTTTACAAATGGCACGCTGTCTTATCCGCAAGATAACATGACCAGTAACAGCGGCGGGCCTGTTTATGTCATTGAAGGGCGCAAGCTGCTAACAGACGAAGGCACTGCTAAAATTAAATTTATTGGTCGCGTTACTGATCCACAGCAGTATGACGCAAGCTTAGTTGAGGCGCTGTCAGCGCGACTAGCCGCCGAGATATGTTATGCGATCACTGGATCAACAACTATGGTGCAAATCCAGACATCGTTGTATGAGGCCAAGATCACCGAAGCTCGGTTTAATGACGCAACAGAAGGCGCAACCCAGCGCCTAGAGGCAAGTGACTTTATTGAAAGTAGGTTCTAGATGGCACGTTCTGCACCAGCGTTTAGCTCATTTACAGCGGGTGAGATCAGTCCAAGACTAGAAGGCCGCACTGACATTGACAAATACCGCGAGGGTTTGTCCAACCTAACAAATATGGTTGTTATGCCTCATGGTGGCGCAACGCGCCGTCCAGGCACCGAGTTTCTTGGTCAGGTTAAAGACAATTCAGTAAAGACTAGATTGATCCCGTTTCAGTTTAAAACAACTGATACATACATTCTAGAGTTTGGTGATCAGGTCATGCGCGTCTATCGTAATGGCCTGCAAGTTTTAGATGCAACAGACAAGAGTATTACAGGCATAACGCAGGCCAATCCTGGCGTTGTGACAAGTTCATCACATGGTTTTAGCGATGGAGATGAAATTTACATAGACAGCGTTGGCGGCATGACAGCGTTAAATGTGCGCAACTACCTTGTTGCAAATTCAACGACAAATACGTTTACGTTGCAAGATTTGCACGGCAATGACATTGATACAACAGGATTTGCGGCTTACACATCTGGCGGCACAGCAACAGAAATCTTTAATGTTGCGACACCATATGCAGCGGCTGACTTGTTTGATCTGCGCTTTGCGCAGTCTGCCGACACAATGTACATCGTGCATCCTTCATATGATATACGCACGTTGACGAGAACGGATCACAATGCGTGGAGTTTTTCAACGCTTTCTATAACTGGCACGCCAAGCCCCAGCTTGAGCGGGGCAGACAACAGGCCAAGCGTTGTTACATTTTTTGAGCAGCGACTTGTGTTTGCAAATACAAACAACAACCCGCAAACCATTTGGTTTAGTAAGAACGGGGATTACAGTAATTTCACAGTGGGTACGGCTGATGATGACGCGCTAATATATACAATCGCGGCAAATCAGGTGAACGCCATTCGTTTCTTATCGGCAACACGCGTTTTGACTGTTGGCACATCTGGCGGCGAATACGTTTTGACATCAACCAACAACGGGCCTGTCACCCCGACAACGACATTGATCCGTAAATACTCAAACTATGGATCTGCCTTGATAGAGTCAGTGCACGTCGCTGACGTTACTTTGTTTGCACAAAGGGGCGGGCGTAAGGTTCGAGAGTTTAAGTTTGTTGGGGACGTTGATACAGGCGGCTACTCTGCGCCTGACATGACGATACTTGCAGAACACATAACGACTGGTGGCATCACGCAGATGGCCTACCAGCAGGAGCCTGACAGCGTTGTGTGGGCTGTACGGAATGATGGCACGCTGTTAGGGATGACATACCGCCGAGAAGAAAAAGTTGTTGCGTGGCACAAACATGTGATCGGCGGCGAGTTTAACAGCGGTCAGGCTGTTGTTGAAAGTATCGCAACTTTGCCGACAGACAGCGGTGAAGACGAGCTGTATATGATTGTAAAGCGTACAATTGATGGATCAACAAAAAGATATGTTGAGCAGCTAAAGGTGTTTGACTTTGGCGCGGATACGACTGCTGCGTTCTTTGTGGACAGCGGGTTGTCGTACAGCGGCAGCGCAACATCATCACTAAGCGGGCTATACCACTTGGAAGGTGAAACGCTGCAAGTTATGGGCAACGGGGCCACACACCCAGATAAAACCGTTAGCAGCGGTGGGATTGCATTAGATTATGCATCGACAAGCGCGGTTGCTGGTTTTGGGTATGACAGTGAATTGCAGACGTTGCGGGTTGAAAGCGGATCGTCTGATGGCACAAGCCAAGGTAAGCCCAAGCGCATCCATCAAATCACGCTGCGTTTCTTTGAAACAGTTGGTGCGGAAGTGGGCAACGATAGCGGCGAGATTGACCGCATATTCTTCCGCGACAGCTCAATGGACATGGACACGGCTGTGCCGTTATTCACTGGTGACAAGGATATTGAGTTCACTGGTGGCTTTGACGACGATGATCGTGTATATATAAAGCAAGGGCAACCTTTGCCTTTAACTGTTCTAGCGTTCTTCCCGCGCATGAATACGTTTGATAAGTGAGTATGATTGATGTGTAACCCACTAGCAGTTTTCACAACAGGCATGAGCTTAATCCAAGGCCAGCAGCAGCGCAGCGCTGCTAACAGGGCTGCCGAGGCTGCGCGGCAAGTTGGCGAGTTCAACGCTGGCATGATTGAGCGTGACATTGGCCTGTTAGAAAAATCGCGCTCAATATACAACGCAAACTTTCTTGTGGCTCAGGTTAGATCGAGGGATGCGTTTGAACGCGAAGTGCAAGGCACAGCGCGAAACGGCTTTGGGTATGCTGGCTTTGATATGAGTTCAGGCACACCTCTTGCAGTATTACGTCAAAACGCGCGTGAGTTTGACTATGAGCAAAAAGTTGCTGAATTTGAAAACTCACTGAAGAATATGCAGATTGATGATCAGATCGAAGGGCTAGAAATGGCGGCTGAATTGTCACGCATGGAAGGTGGCATGGCAGCGGCATCAGCTCAGGCGCAAGGTGCTAAGTCAATGATCAACGCAATCGCAAACGCGGCGACAACTATTTATGAAAACCCAGGGGACTTTGGAATAGCATGAGAATACCCGTCTACCGCAGCAAGGCGATAAGCCGAGAGACAATGCCTGGGACAGAGCTAAGAGGCACTGTGCGCCGAAACCCTCGGGCAGAGGCGCAGTTTGAAATGGACAAGGCCGCACCAATGCTTGCGGCCTTTGAGGGCGTGACTAAGTTTGCTGCTGCGCGTTGGCAGGCATCTCAAGAAGCACAGTTCAACGAAGCGGCGTTGGCGATTGAAGAGGGCATGCGCGAAGCCGAATACACGCTAAGTAAAACTAAGGACATTTACAATGTTTTAGACGGCGACAACTTGTGGCAAAACTCTATGGATGAGCTGCGGGATGCTACAATCTCAAGCGTGCCTAACAGATCATTGCAGCGCAAACTAAAATATTCGTTTGAGCAAAATGAAATTGCAGCGCGGTTTAGACTGCGTGGCGAAATTGACAAAAAGATTTTAGCGCGTGAGCAAGCTGCCATTGCAGCACGCATGGAGAAAAAGCGCTACAATCTATCTCAGCCTGGCACAACGATTGATCAGTACAATACTGAAATGAACATTGTGACCAATGACCAAGCGCGCGGCGTTGCTGGTGGTCGCTATAGCATTGAGGGCGTAAATAAAGCAAACCTACAGCTTAGAGCTGACATTGCAGCATCATACATCCAAAACGTCTATAGCAACGATCCCGACAAAGCGATGCAGTTGTTTGCGATGATGGACTTACAGGATGAGGTTGCGGCAGGGACAAAGACACCTGAGCAAGCAATGGCGGCGGCTGGCATCGATGACGAGTATGCGCTGCATGTTTTGTACAATGTTGAGCGCGGCACGGCTGTTAAAATTATTCAAGAAAATCTAGCGACATCGTTGAAGTTTTTTGATGCTGAAGAAAAGTTAGAGACTGAGCGGCAAGAAGAGACAAACGGACGCAACAAAAAAGCGTATAACTTTTTCTTTTCGGTACAAGATAGCGAGATTGTTGAGCCTGAAATTTTACGTCAATTGATTGGCAACCAAGCTTTTGAAAATCTTTCTGCGTCTGATCAAGGTGGTGTAACTGGGCTTAGAGCTAAAGATATTTTGCAAACCCATTTAAACAATCAATTCTGGGCGACTAGAGAGCAGCAAGCTAGAATGAACGAAGAGATGGATACGTCTACACAGTTCAAGTTTGCGCCTACTGGAGAGGGAAGTGAAGCCAGATATTCAGAACTGTACGCGCTTGCAGAGCGTGGCATGCTTACAGTTGAAGAGCTAAACACAGACACGTTTAGAATTACGGCGCAGCAGCATAGAGAGTTAAGCGTTAAGATTTACAACGAAGCTGATGAAAGTTTGGCAGTTGGTTCAAGGCTGTTAAAGCGTGCGTTTAAATACAACGAATTGGATGCGCAGACCGACAATCCAACACTCGCTCGGGCATCTAAATCTGCATTTGAAAATGCAGACTATGCGTTGCAAAATGAGTTTTCGCGCCGAGAGAGCGAGGGCAACCCAATGACTTTGGCTGAAATAAGAACCTTTGCGAATGAGCAAATAGAGCTGTTTGGCGAAAGCTTCCGCGATGAGCTTAGAATTGAGCTTGAAGATTATATTAGGGATAACGTGCGTGAAGCATTTATTGGGATAAATATTGATCTGACAGACCCAATTACGTCTTTGGAAAATTATTACAACCAGCAAAGTCAGGCAACGCAAGACCTTATACGGTCAAGAATAACTACATTCAAAAGAGTGATCCGCTCTAGATTTGGCAATCAAGGACTAGGCTTCTAATGACAGATTTACTTTCTGACGACACAGATTTTGAAATCTCTAAGTATTACGAAGCGCGTGATATTTTGGATGCTGGCGTAAATCCCGCCATAGAGAAAAGCAAGAAAAGCGTGTTTAATCCAGAAACGCGCAGGAACGATGTGCTTCTTCCTATGTCTAGTGGCGGTTACGTTAAGATCGGCGAGGACGATCCAGAGGTTATGGCAGAAGCGCCAGCGCAGCCAGCAATGCCCAGCGCGTCAGATGTTGCGCCTGCGCAGGCAGCGGCAGAATATGCGCAGCAACTGCAAGAGATGCAAGGATCGTACACCTTAGACGATCTGCGGGCTGCTGGATACACTGACGAGCAAATCAGCACTGCTGGCCTAGATGTGCAGCCAACTATGCCTGAGAGGCGCACAGAGGCGCTGT